CGCTGGTGATGTAGTAGAGATTCAGCGTGTCCTCGGTGTCGCAGAGGACTTTCCTGTCCACGATCTCGAAGCGCTGGAGGGCGGTGTCCGATGTGGTGGCGAAGCGGAGGACGCGGAGGCAGGCGGCGGGGAGGTCGTAGGCGACTGCCCAGGGAAGGAAGGCTGTGGAGAGCGCGGTGGCGACGGCGGACATGGAGGCATCGATGACCGTCCAAGGTTCCTGATATGGGAAAGCGTCCACGGGAAAGGTGGAGGCGGTGCGGGCGGCGTAGATGGTGAGAGGCGCGTCCGCATCGTCCACGGCGGAGAGTTCCGCGTAGGCGGTAGCCGCGGCTTTCGTGAGGGTGAAAACATTGTCGTCCGCATCCGTGCCGGTGTAAGTGGTGGCGGCGGCGGTGTGGGTGGTGAGGGAGAGGGCGACGGTGTGGGTGGTGAGGCCGCTGGAAAATGTGCCGCTGGCCTTGGTGTAGGTGACGGATACCTGCGAGGGGATGAGCTTGGTAAGGGAGCGGGCGAAGTTCCAGGGGTGGGTTTCGAGGAGGGTCTGGAGGGTGTTGTCGTAGTGCGTCCGGCAAACGGTGGCGGCGGTCGTCGTGTCGGTGTCGATGTCCGTGGCGGCGGGTTCCCCCAAGTGGGAGAGGGCGAGGTTGGCGATCTGCGTTTTCGTCATGGCGGTTTTGCGGAAAGTGAAAAGCCCCGCCCACGCAAGGCGGACGGGGCTTCTCGGTGGTTTCTTCCCCCCGGAAGATTATTTCGAGCGGTAGGCGATCAGGAACGTGAGGACGGTTCCGTTGGTGATCGTGTCGGCGGACATGACGGTGGCGAAGATCGCACCGGTGTCATCCGTGCGGACGGGCGTTTCCACGGTGCTCGGCTTGGTGCCGGAGCAAAATCCGATGATGCCGCCCGAACTGAGGGTGATTCCGTCCGCGTAGGCGTCGACGTTGCCGGTGTGGCCGACATCGAGGGTGAGCGTGGTTCCGGGGTCGGAGCTGGTGACGCTGCAAAGCTGCGGCACGACACAAGCATCAACCGGAAGGAACTTCGTAGGGATGATGTTGAGGATGTCGTTGGCGGCAGTGGCACCGGTGAGGGTGACTTCGGCGGTGGCGACGGTGAGCTTGCCGTTGGCATCATCGCCATCGCGCAATCCTGCGGAGACGAGACGGGCGGCGGCGGTGGTGACAAGGTTGGAATCGAATGTGGCCATGGTGGTAGTGTGGTTCTAGGTGAGGAGTGCCGGGGGATTTCTCCCCCGGCTTTGGTTGGGGTTAGAGGACGCAGTTGATTTTGACGACCTGCTTCTCCTGACGGCGGCAGGCGTTGAAGGCGTAATCCGATTTGAACTGCACGCAGTGGTCGAGCTCCGGCAGGATATCGACATAGACTTTGAGGTCTTGCCAGATATCGAGGTAGAGGCCGTCCGACGTCCAGATTGCGGATTCGGCGATGGTGCCGCCGGTGTTGGTTGGGAGCGCCTCGATGGAGACCCAGTTGACGCCGAGCCAGAAACGCAGGCCGCCATTCTCGTCATAGACGGGAGGGAGGAATTCTTTCGAATAGAGGCGGTCGCCGGCGTTGGTGTTGGCGGCGTGGAGAAGCTGCGCCTCAAGCTCGGAGTTGAGCAAGCCGCAGAGTTTCACGCCGCGTGCCTGCGCCTCGCTGTTCCATGCCTCGGAGGCGCGGAGCTGGCGGACGGCCTCGATGACCTTGGAGGCCGTCATGCCGCTGTTGGCAGGGGAGCCGGATGGCACGAAGTCCACCGCAACGGATTGCGTGATGCCCTGTGTGGTGCTGCCGTTCGCGCCGGTGTAGTTCGTGCCGAGAAGTCCCTCGATGAGGACTTGGTCGAGCTGGCGGGCGTAGGCGGCGGAGTGCTGGGTGATGTGCGTGCCTTGTCCCATGATGGTAGGGGCGAGTGCGATCTCGTCCCACTTCGGCTCACTGGTGAGGCCTTGGAAAGTGCGCATGTGGTTCCAGCGTTTTTCCGTTTCGAGTTCCTTTTGGGAAAGGCGCTGGAAGCGGGTGCCGGTGGTTTCGCGGGCGGCGATGGAATCGACCTGATTGTGGGTCTTGGCTTCGCCCGTGCAGCCGGTGGTCACGACTGCGAACTTGCGCAGGCGGGAAACGGTTTGGGCGACGAGTGGCTCGAAGTTCTTTCCGAACTGAGTGGTGAAATGGTCTGGTACTGCAAGTGACATGGTGGTGGTAGTGGTTGGTGTGAAACGGGTGGTGAATCCGAGTCGCGTCCGGTTGTCCTAAATGGGGCAGAGCGATGAGCGGCTGTGCGTTAGGACAGGGCGGCCACTGGTGCCGGTTGTCTGTCTTGCTGACGGTGTGAGAGTGCGGGAAACGGGCGGCGAATGCCTATTGAAGCGGGGAAAACGAAAAAGCCCCGCCCCCTGCGGACAGGGGACGGGGCTGCGACACAGTGACTAACTACACGGAGATTATTTCTTGGAGTCGGCGAGGAGCTTGGTGACGAGCTGGTAGGCGGCGACATCGCCGTTCGCATAGCGCTCGCTCCATTGTGGATCCTTGCCCTGCATGATCGCATCCGCGCGCTCGGCGGCGGAGCGGAGATCGCCGAATCCTGCGGGGGCGGAAACGGTGTCCTCGCGGGTGAGCTTCGCCACCTGGTGCATGATGCGGGCGAAGGCGGGATTGTTGGAGAGTTCCTTTACGGCTCCCTCGTCGATGCCTGCGGCCTCGCCGAAGCGCTCGGTGAGGTGGCGGACGGTGGAGAGGTTGGCGGTATAGTCGCCTTTCCATTCCGAGATGAGGGAGGAGCGGGCTTCCTCCTGCGCCTTGGCGACGGCCTGCGCGTGCTCGCTGGCCTCGTTGGCGGCGATCGCAAGCTGCTTGTCCATGAGGGCGCGGAGGGCGGGCGCGGGGACATGGTGCTGGTGGGCGATCTTGGCAAACTCGGCGGCGAGGTCGGCGTTGAAACTTACTCCTTCGGGAAGCTGCTCGGGGAGGGCGAGGTTGTAGCCTTCGGGATTGGCCGGCACGTTGGCGAGCTGGCGGAAGCGTTCCACTTGGTCGGGCGTGGCGGTCGCGTCGGGATACGATGGGCCAGTCTGGCGGAGGTGGACGTAGCTTTTCAGCAAGTCGCCGGGGTTCTTGAAGCGGGCGGCGGTTTCACCATAGGGGGAAAATTCGTCGCCATAGGTCTGGTGCCAGTTCTCGGCGAATGTGCCGTCGTCGTTGAACACGCGCGGCGTGGTAGATGTCAAGGAATCCTTGACGACTGTGGAGGTTTCCGAGCTTGTCTCGGTCTCGGTGGTGGTCTGTTCCGTTGAGGTCTCGATCATGGCAGTGGTTTGCTGGGGGTTTTGAGGTAGGCGAGGGCTTCGGCGGTGTCATGGTTGCCTTGGCATTTTTCGCGCATTTCCTGACGGCGCTCGCCGTAGAGTTGGAGGAAGTCGGCGCGGGAGAGGTTTTCGAAGCACCAGAGAAAACACTCCGGCGTTCCGTATCCGAGATCCGGGTGGGTGGGTGCGTCCTTGATCTTGGCGGCGAGGGGTTGCTCGTCTTCCTCGTCGGTTTCAAACTCCAAGGGTTTGAGCTTCGCTTGTGGCTTTTTCGATTTCGAGGATGACGGACTGTCTGCCGTTTCGGAAAGCGGCGGCGATGGGACAGAAATTTCCATCCCGGCCAGCTTGGAAAGCGGGTTCTCCTGTGGCGGTGGCGGCATGTAACCATGCGAGGGTTCGCTTGCCGTCGGGGGTGTCGAAGGTTCGGCGGATGGAGACGAGTAGGTCTTGGCGCTGCTGCTTGAGGCGCTGGGCGTTTTCTTGGGCATTGTCTTTCGGGGTTGGCATTATTGAGGGGGAGAGAGTTGTGCGGCGGCGTCCATGGTCTCGCGTGCGCCGCCGAGGTTGCGGACGGCTTCGGTGGCGGCGACGGCCTGCTGTGCCTGGGCGGCTTCGGCACGGGCAGCGTCCAGCTCGGCGAGTTGTTTCTCGGTGCGGAGGAGGATGGTCGGGAGTCCCTTGGCGCGGGCGAAGTGCGGGAGGAGCGTGCGGGGATTGAGGGAGTCGAGGAAAGTGGGATCGAGCTGGGCGAGCGGCGCTGTGATGGCGAGGATGTCGCCAAGGCCTGCGAGGTGGGACTGCTCCATGGCGAGCGCCATGGCGGAGACGTAATCGACCTCGGGGTCGGCGAGGTATGCGCCGAGATCGTCGCGCATCAGGACTTCCTGCGGCGGGGGCGGGATTTCCCCGGAACGGACAAGCAGGGCGAAAGAACGGCGGAGGACGGGGGTGAGGAATTCCCGCACCATGTTGGAATAAATCGGGTGGAAAAGCTCGCGGGACTCGCTGACGATCGCGGAGATCTGCGTGGCGGTGGCGGATGGGTCGAGGTGGGAGATCGCGTTGAAAAGCTCCACATGGAAGGCGGCCTCGATGGCGCGGCGTTTCTCGGCGGAGCGATCCTTGCCGATGTCATAGCGGCCATTCGTGAGCCATTCTTTTGGCTCTCCTCCAAGGCTGGGGTCGTAGCAGGTGAGGCCGAGGGCGGAGAAATCGATTTCCTCCTTGAATCCGGCGGGGTAGAGGACGCGGGGGAAGGCGGCGGTTTCGGCGAGGGTGTCGAGCATCTGCTCGAGGAAATTCAGTTGCGCGGCCTCGGGGAGGGCGTGATAGGACGGCGCCCATCCGTAGGCGGAGTCTCCCCACATGCTCCAGCGGGAAACGGCGATGGGGATTTCATCAAAGCCGCTTTCGAGGAGGATGGTGTTGGATTCCTTGTGGATGTGGAAGGAGGCGATGGGCTTGTTCTTCGCGTCCTGCTTGCGCGGATCCCGGTCGGCGCGGGGGACGATGAGGCGCTGGACGGTCTGCTTGGCGGTGAAGCGCTTGGCCGGTTCGTCAAAGAGGGCGCGGACGGCGGGCGGGAGGTTCTCCTCGCCAAAGGCTCCGGCCATTTGCGCCGGCGTGTAGCTGGTGGAGGTGGCGATGACATCGACCTCGTCCAGGTTGTTCTGGGAAATGGAGTAGCTGCCGCAGGGGTGACAGCGGAAATGGAGTCCGCGGCCATTTTTCCCGGAAGTGGTTTCCAGCGCGGAGATTCCGAAGGCTCCCCGGTCGAGGTAGCATTCATGGGCGCGGTTGTAGAAGTTGGAAGCGCCGAGCTTGGCGACGAGGATCTCGGTGGCCTTGGCGTAGTATTCCTGGGCGGCGGCGGATTCCTGCAGCTCGGCGGGCGGGCGGAGGACAAACCAACGCGCTCCCATGGGGGTGATGCGGGCGGATTGGCCGGATGCGAGGGTGGCGTTTGCCCGCATCGCGGTGCCGTCGAAGCTCCAGGCGATGGAAGAGCGGTCGGGCGTGGTGTCCCTGTTTCCCTGCTGGATCGTGTTGCGGCGCGGGTGGACTACCTCGGCGAGTTCCTGCCAAAGCGCCTCCCATGGAAGGCGCTCCGCATCGAGGGCGGCGATCTGGCGGGCAACGGTGTCGGCGAGGTCGGACATAGGGGACTAGCCGAGGGTGCGCTTGAGGCCGGTGTTGGGGGAGAGGACGGTGTCCTCGAAGGAATAGCGCGCTTTGGAGCGGCGGCGTGTCTCATCCTCGGCGGCCTGACGTTCCACGCCCGTCGAGGAGACCGGCGGCGGAGGGGGCGCGGGCATTGCTGGCATTTTCGGTTTGCTGGCCATTGGTGTGACGGATTACGGTTTCCCATTTCAGGGAGACGAGCCTCCCCCGGCGGTGCCAAGTGATCCATGGGAGCGGATACGGGGCAAGGCGGGCGAGGGTTCGCATGGCATCCGGTTTCCCGGCGGCGAGCCAAACGTGCCAGCAATCCGCCTCCTCGGGGTATTGAAGCGGGGAAAGGGTCTGTCCTGCCTCTTCCCGGCAATCCGGCATGGCGGCGAGGAATACGTCCGGCGTGCAGACAAGGATTCCCGCCTGCGCGCAAGTGTCGATCAGGTCGAGCCAAGGGAAGGGCGTGAGATTCCGCCAGAGTTCGAGCGCGGAGAGGTAGGGGGGCATGGGCTACGTCTTCGGTGAAATTTTAAGAGTGATGGAAACGGTGACTTTCGGGATGGGTTTCACGGTGCGGCGTTCCTC